TAATTATCGAATGGACGACATGGCTGAGCTATTCGAAATGCATGTGGATTTAGACTTAGAAGGTTTTGAAGATATTAATCCTAGAAATGGTGAGCCTAGTGGAATTAAATTACCTTACGTTGTAACAATCGACAAAGGGTCAAATAAAGTTTTATCGATTTATCGAAACTATAATGAAGGTGATCCTTTAAAAAGAAAAAATGATTATTTTGTTCATTACAAGTTTTTACCGGGTCTAGGTTTTTATGGCTTTGGTTTAATTCATATGATTGGTGGTTTAACAAGAACCGCTACTTCTGCTTTACGTCAACTTTTAGATGCGGGTACTTTATCTAATTTACCGGCTGGTTTTAAATCACGAGGATTTAGAATTCGTGATGAAGCTCAACCATTGCAACCTGGCGAGTTTAGAGATGTCGATGCACCGAATGGAGTTATCCGTGAAGCATTAATGCCTCTACCTTACAAAGGACCTGATGCTGTTCTCATGCAACTTTTAGGTTTTTGTGTAGATGCTGCAAAACAATTTGCAACTGTGGCTGATATGCAATTATCGGAAATAGGTAGTTCACAAACTCCTGTTGGTACAACCATGGCTTTAATGGAGCGTGGCACCAAAGTGATGTCTGCTGTTCACAAAAGATTACACTACGCACAGAAAAAAGAATTTGAATTACTAGCTAAGATTTTCAAGATGGCGTTGCCACCTGTTTATCCTTTCAATGTTCAAGGTGGACCAAGACAAATCAAAGCAATGGACTTTGATGATAACATTGACATTCTACCTGTATCCGATCCAAACATTTTCTCTATGTCACAAAGAGTGACACTAGCACAAAATCAATTACAACTTGCTCAAAGCAATCCTCAAATGCACAATTTAAGAGAAGCTTATCGAAGAATGTATATTGCTTTAGGTGTTAAAGACATTGAACAGATATTACCTCTTCCACAACCACCTCAACCACAAGATCCAGCGATGGAACATAGTGTTGTTTTACGAGGAGCACCTTTACAAGCATTCCCACAACAGAATCATGAACTGCATATTAAAGCACATAGAACTTTTATGACCTCTGCTTTAGTCAAAGCTAACCCTATGGCAGTGATGAATCTAGTTTCTCACATCAATCAGCACGTATCTTTACTTGCTACACAAACTGTTGATCAAGCAATGGTAGAAGAAGCAGAAAAATTACGTCAACAATATGGTGATCAGGTACCACCACAAGCCTTACAAGCATTACAAATGCAAAGAGCCACAGCTATTGATAATGAAATTGTTAAAATTACCGAACAAATGGTGATTGAAGAGCAAGAATCAATGCAAGATCAAAATATGGACCCTCTTGTAATGCTCAAACAACAAGAATTAGCACTAAGACAAGCTGAACAAGAGACTTCGGCACAGTTTAAAAGTCTAAATCAAGATTTAAAAGAAGCTCAATTTGGTTATAAACAGACTTTCGATTCACAAAAACTACAAAAAGATTATGATTTAGCTGAATTAAGAGCCAATGTGGCTCGGGAGAGAAATAATGCCTCTAACCAAGAAGGGTAAAAAGATAAAAAAGTCTATGTCTAAGACTTATGGAGCCAAAAAAGGCGAAAAAGTGTTTTACGCAAGCATTAATAAAGGAAAAATTAAAGGAGCAGAGAAAAAATAATGTTATCTAAGCTTCTAGGTGGATCTTTAGTTGATACTGTAGGAAAAGTAATTGATTCTGTGCATACTTCTGAGGAAGAAAAGGGTCAAATTAGAATAAAACTTCAAGAATTAGAAAATGAAATTAATTCTAAGCAAATGGATATTAATTTAGCCGATGCTCAGTCTACTGCTACAGGTATTGGTGGTATTATGCAACGATCTTGGAGACCTTTAATTGGTATGAGTTGTGCTTTAGCCATATTTTGGGAATATGTAGCCAAACAGTTTATTATGTTTATTCTTGCTGCTTTCAGTATAGAACATGATCCTTTACCTGCATTAGATATGGGTGTCTTAATGCCTTTAGTCATGGCTCTTTTAGGTATGGCGGGCATAAGATCGTTTGAAAAAGTTAAGAAAATTACAAAATAATGTGTCAAGGATGCGATTGTGCTGATGACTGTCCTAACAAAAGTAAAATGTTAGATCATTGTCGTAAATGCGATTGTATTTGTCATGCAAATCAAACCTGTATGTGTGAGTGTGCGATTTGTGAATGTGTGGAGTGTTTAAATGCAAAAGAAACCAAAGAGACTAACGAAAACAATCCCTCCTAAAAAAGGACCTGTTTCACAAGGCTTGAAAAATACTTATAAAAAGATACAAATAATTAAGATAACCAAATAAGGACTTAATTATGAAACACACCTATTTTAAAATACCAGGGTGGTGTAATTACACTGAAACTTACGACATGATCGTTGATGAAATTGCCGATGATGGCAAGATTGTAGAGATTGGATCTTTCCTGGGTAGATCAACTCACTATTTAGCAACAGCATTAGTAAACGCAAACAAAGAAAATGTGAAAGTTTATTGTGTTGATACATTTGAAGGTTCAACAGAACATTCATCACTAAATTTACCAAAAGATTTTTCACACATCTTTAAAGAAAATTTACAATACTTCATTGGTCGCAATATGGTGATTCCTTGTCAAGGAAGATCCGACTCAAAAGAAATTTTAGACCAATTCAAAGATGAGAGTATTGATTATATTATGGTGGATGGTGCACATGAATATGAACCTGTCATGGATGATATTGAAAACTGGTGGCCAAAATTAAAACCAACAGGAACAATGTTTGGTGATGATTATTTATTAGAATCAGTTAAACAAGCAGTGCCACATGCACTTCATAAGTTTGGTATTGAAGCTTATGGTGCTAATCAAAGTATAGAACAAACATGGTATGTTACTAAAGATGGTGATAACAGCCGTTGGCAAAAAATGGTGCCTGGACAAAATACTCTCAAATGAGCACCTTTGTAATTTATAACTATCAAAAAGAACTTAAAAGCCTAAAAGAAAATCTCTTAGAAAACCTCATTGTGGGGGTTGAAAAGATTGAAGATTACAAGTATATTTTAGGTAAGATACACATGCTTGAAGCATGCCAACAGGAACTTTCTCGCCTGCTGGAACAAGAGGAGAAAATAGATGACTAAAACTTTATATGTGCCTGATCACATAGCGAATAAAATGAAAAATCCTTCCATAGATGTAAAGAAGGATAGAAAAGAATTAGAAAAATTACCTTCACCGGTCGGTTGGAGAATTTTAGTATTACCTTTTAAAGCAGAAAAGAAAACCAAAGGTGGTGTTTTACTTACCGACAAAACAGTTGAAGATTCTCAATTGACAGCATCAGTTGCTTTAGTTTTAGCAGTAGGACCTGATGCCTATCAAGATAAAGAAAAGTTTCCTAATGGTCCTTGGTGTAAACAAGGCGATTGGGTTGTGTTTGGCAGATACGCAGGATCAAGAATAAAGATAGAAGATGGGGAAGTAAGGTTGCTCAATGATGACGAAATACTCGGCATTGTTGATAGCCCAGAGGACATACTAACAATTATGTAACATGGGAGGTTAACCATGCAAACAGAAATAACTTCTGCACAAAAAGACAAGATGGTCGATCTTGATGTCTCTGGTGATGGACAAGTTGTTGAGATTGAAGATAAATCTCACGGCACCGTAAAACCAGAGTCTTATGAAGACGTCAAAACGGAAGAAAAAGATCCATTAAATCCTGCTGTTGAAGAACAGTCAAATGAAATGGATGAATACTCTGATAAAGTCAAAAAAAGAATTGATAAAATGACTTGGAAACTCAGAGAAGCTGAAAGAGAGCGTGAAGCTGCTCTTATCTTCGCACAAAACGTTCAAAAAGAACTTTCCGAAACTAGAAAGAAAACTTATGACATTGACAAAGGTTATATGTCAGAAAGTGAAGTTCGAAACAAAATGGCTGCGGATCTTGCTCGTCAAAATCTGATTGCTGCTCGTGAAGCGGGTGATTATCAGAGAGAAGAAGAAGCACGTCAAGCTTTGACTAAATTAGATTTAGAAGCGGAAAGAATTAGAGTAACTAAAACTAAAAAAGAACGTGAGTATGAAGAGTTCCAAAAACAGTTAGAGCAAGAGCAACAAGTTTATGCTCAACAACCTCAACCTAGACCACAACCTTCTTCCAAGGCATTAGCCTGGGCAGAAAAGAATCCTTGGTTTAGACAAGATGAGGAAATGACTGATTATGCTCAAAGAATACATCGTGGATTAGTGGCAGAAGGATTTGACACTGAGTCCGATGACTATTATGATGAATTGACTAATAGAGTTAAAAACAAGTTTCCAGAATCCTTTTCGAGGGGTTCGGATCAGGCCACCGGAGGTAACAAAATCGTCCAAAATGTTGCTTCTGCTTCAAGGTCTGCAACCAGTGGACGCAAATCTGTTAGGTTGACTCCTAGTCAAGTAAAAATAGCAAATAAGCTTGGAGTCCCTTTGAGCGAATATGCTAAGTACGTTTAAGGAGGTACAAAATGACAGATAATATAAAAACACCAAGAAGTGCACAAACAAGGGCTAAAGAGACAAGACCAACGTCTTGGAAGCCACCGTCTCAGTTAGACGCACCACCATGTCCTGATGGATATAAGCAAAGATGGCTCCGTCATCGTGTAAATGGAGCAGATGATACTAAAAATATCAATGCTCGACTCAGAGAAGGCTGGGAATTGGTCAGAGCTGATCAATATTCAGATGGTCTATACTCTGCTTACAACGGAGGTATTAAAGCTTATGAGGGTGTCATCAGCGTAGGTGACTTGCTATTGGCAAGAATCCCTGAGGAGATTGTTAATCAACGTAATGATTATTACACGCAAAAGACTAATCAACAGACTGAAGCGTGGGAAACAGATCCTCTCAGAGAGCAACATCCAAGCATGCCTATCAATGCAGATAGGCAAAGTCGTGTGACTTTTGGTGGAAATAAAAAATCCAACTAAGTCACTTTATTAAAAAAGGAGCAATACTATGGCAAATCAAAATAGTAACTATGGTTTTCGCCCAATACAATTGCAAGGAGCTGCTTACAATGGTCAAGGCCAGAATGAGTACAAAATTGCAAACGGTGAAACCCAAGCTATTTTCCAAGGCGATCCAGTTGTTTTAACAGCTGCTGGAGTCGTGGATTTAGGTAATGCTGCTGGTGCTGAACTAATTGGTATTTTTAATGGTTGTGAATACACTGATCCAACTACATCGAAACCAACATGGAGTAATTATTACCCAGGCGGCATTGCAGCTGACGACATCAAGGCTTATGTCATTGATGACCCAAATGTGGTATACGAAGTAAAATGTAACACTTCGGCTGCCGGACAAGCACAAGTTGGTTCTAATGCTAACATCGCTACATATTCAAACGGATCTACTATTTCTGGTATTTCCAATGTAGCAATTGATGGTACTAGCTTTACAGCTAACGCTGCTGCAAACTTTAGAGTTGTAGGTCTTTCTACTGACGTTGACAATAGCGACTATTCAGCCGCTAACGCAGCGATTAAAGTAAAAATCAACAAACACTCTCTAACAGATACAACAGGCGTATAGGAGGTTAAACTATGGCTATATCTAGAAGTCAACTCGTTAAAGAGTTAGAGCCGGGTTTGAATGCTTTATTCGGCCTGGAGTATAATCGATATGACGCTGAGCACGCTGAAATTTTTGAAACAGAAACTTCTGATCGAGCATTCGAAGAAGAGGTAATGTTATCAGGTTTTGGTAATGCCAGAGTTAAATCTGAAGGTGGTTCAATTGTCTATGACAATGCAACAGAAACTTTCACAGCACGTTACACACATGAAACAATTGCATTAGGTTTTGCAATCACTGAGGAAGCTGTCGAAGATAATCTTTATGACAGAATCTCAGCAAGATACACAAAAGCTCTTGCTCGTTCCATGGCAAACACCAAGCAGGTTAAAGCTGCAAACGTATTAAACAATGCGTTCAGCACTAGCTTCCCTGGTGGTGACGGCGTACCACTCTGTGCAACTGATCACCCAACAGCAACTGGTGGAGATTTCAGAAACGAGTTAGCAACACCTGCTGACTTAAATGAAACTTCTCTGGAGCAGTCTTTAATTGATATCGCAGCTTTCATCGACGAAAGAGGCTTATTAATTGCGACACAAGGTAGAAAACTAATCATTCCTTCTGAGTTACAATTCGTAGCTGAAAGACTAACACAGTCTCAGTTAAGAACTGGAACAGCTGATAATGACGTAAACGCTATCAGAAACATGGGAATGCTACCTGAAGGTTATGTAGTAAACCACTACTTAACAGATCCAGATGCTTTCTTCATCAAGACTGACATTCCAAACGGATTTAAGTTGTTCCAAAGATCACCAATTAGAACATCTATGGAAGGTGACTTTGATACTGGAAACGTAAGATACAAAGCTAGAGAGAGATATTCATTTGGATTCTCTGATCCTAGATGTGTATTTGGTTCTCCAGGTGCAGCATAATCCAAACATAAATAATAATAAATTAGGGGGCTTTTTTGCCCCCTTTTTTTATGGTACTAATTGTAATATCTAGCATAACAAACGAGTCATGCAGACAGAGCTAGACTGACAATATAGAGACTGTATGGCGAGGTCTATATAACCAAGGAGGTTTAATATGGGAACAACAACATTCACTGGAATCATAAGATCCAATGGTGGCGATAATCAAAGAGAAACTTATGCGGGTTCAGTACAACTTGCAGCACAGTTTTACTTTGTTCCAACTGCAAACGCAGGAACTGATGTTCAAGTATCTGCAACAGATACGAGAAAAGTCGTACTTCCAAAAAATGCAGTAGTAACAGGTATTGCATTTAATGGTGATGCAACAGGAGGTTCGTCTCCAACTATCGATATGGGTTATACCGATTTTGATGGTGGCACTACCTTTGTAGACATAGATGGTCTACTTAATGAAGCGGATGCAGACGCAGGTGCAGTCGTAACTGTATGGGGTGGTGATTCAACCGCAGGTGCAGCTCTTGGTGACGTTGGAACACCAATGTCTGAAAGAGTAAAAATTGTTGGTGGTAAAGGTGCTTCTGCTGCTGGCGGTGGTACAATTACAGGTATCATTTACTACTATGTAAAAGATGCAGGTAACATACAAACATAAGGAGTAAATCATGGCCTTCGATACAGACGTAAATGCGAAAAGCGTGGCTTCCGGTCAATCAGCTAATGTTGTCTCTGCTTCAAGATCAAGGCTGAAAGGTTTTTTTCTTAGTAGTAATGGAAATGGCACAGGACTTGTAACTTTCTCTGATGGAGGCACTGAAAAATTCAATGTTTCTATCCTAGCAAATAGTTCTGACACATCCATGCACATACCTGAGCAAGGTGTTGTTTTTAAAACAAATCTTGCCGTCACAACAGCGAACGCAACAGTGACAGTATTTTACACAGGTGCATAATGGCGGACAAGCAACCACCAAAAACTAAAAAATATTTCCGCCCCACTAAACAAGGGGCGGGAATGACTAAGGCAGGAGTTAAACGATATCGTGCCGAGAACCCTGGTTCAAAGTTAAAAACCGCAGTTACAGGAAAAGTAAAACCTGGAAGTAAAGATGCGAAGAGAAGAAAATCTTTTTGTGCTAGAAGTGCAGGACAAATGAAACAATTTCCTAAAGCTGC